TATTTATCTTTAGCTGTTGCAGGATCAGGAACTACAGCTTTATCAATAGCAGACGGTGCTTTAACAGGTACTGCTCAACACAGAGTTATAGAATTAACAGGTGCTCTTACAGGATCAAGAATTTTAACACTTCCTCTTCTTACAGAAAATTTTTATTTTATTAAAAATAGCACTACTAATGCAGAAACATTACAACTTAAAGCCGTGTCTGGTTCAGGTGCAACAGTTACATGGACAGGAGCTGAAAAAACTTGGAAAATTATTTATGTAGATGGTGTGGCAACTAACACAGGTGTTTACGAAATACCTTTAGGTGATGCTAACGAAGTAACTCTTACAGGAACACAGACTTTAACAAACAAAACTTTAACAGCACCTAAAATTGGAACTTCAATTTTAGATACTAGCGGAAACGAATTATTACTTTTAACAGCTACAGGTTCAGCGGTTAATGAATTAACACTAGCTAATGCTTCAACAGGCAATGGCCCTATTCTTTCAGCAACAGGTGAAACTAATGTTGATATAAATTTAAACCCTAAAGGAACAGGTGTACTTAAAAGTGCAACCGCTGCAGTTAAAATTGCAGGAAAAGACAGTATGTGGGTTCCAGTTACAGCAATGTACGGAGCTACAACTAATCCACCTGATGCAGCACAAGTAGAAACAACAGCTTTAAGACCTGATATGAAAGTATTAGACTTTGATGCTAGTACAAATCAATTTGCACAATTTTCAGTAGCTTTTCCTAAATCATGGAATGAAGGTACAGTTACTTATCAAGTATATTGGGCACCGGCTTCAACAAACACAGGTAACTGTTTATTTCAATTACAAGGTGTAGCAGTTGGAGATGGTGATACTATTGATATTGCTTACGGAACAGCAGTAACTATTACAGACGCTGGTATTGGAACAGTAGAAGATCAACAAGTTACAGCAGAAAGTTCTGCAATTACAATTGCAGGATCTCCTGCAGTTGATCAACAAACTTACTTTCAATTTTTAAGATTAGCGGCAGATGGTTCAGATACTTTTAGTGCTGATGCAAGAGTTCTAGGTGTTAAAATATTCTTTACTACTGATGCAGCTAACGACGCATAAGGAATTCAGATATGAGAGATTTAAAAAATAAACTTACATCAAGTAAGAACACAAAAAATATACAAAAGAGAAAAGGTAAATCATTTGGTTATCAAATTTTAGGATTTGGATCAGGTGGTGGTAGTGCGGGACCTTATGAAATAGATTTTTTAGTTATAGCCGGAGCCGGTGGTGGAGGATCTAATGCGAACGCAACTCCTGCAGGTGCCTATGCTGGAGGCGGTGGAGGTGCTGGAGGATTTAGAACTTTATCTGATCAAGAAGTAACTCCCGGTGAAACAATTACAGTTACGGTAGGAGCAGGAGCAGCAGGTAAAACTGTCGCTAACGCTACACAATCTACTCCAGGTGGAGTTTCATCAATAGCTTCAAGCGATTTTTCAACATTTACATCAGCTGGTGGTGGTACCGGAATGACTGGTGATAGACAAGCTCCAGGTGGAGGATATCAAATATTTGATGGTGGTTCTGCTGGCGGCGGCGGTGGATCTGGTTCTGGACTTGGTGGTTCTGGAAACGTACCTTCCGTTTCTCCATCTCAAGGTAATGATGGTGGCGATGGAAAAGCAGGGAATTATGGTTCTGGTGGCGGTGGCGGGGCTGGCGCAGCTGGAACAGATTCAACTTCTAGTAAAGCAGGAAACGGTGGAAATGGTACAGCAAATTCAATTACAGGCTCATCTGTCACAAGAGGTGGCGGTGGCGGTGGTGGCGGTTCACAACCAGCATCACCTGCAGCTGCGGGATCAGCTGGATCCGGTGGAGGTGCTGCCGGAACAGTTCAACCTGCTGCAGGTATAAACGGAACTGTAAATACAGGTGGCGGTGGCGGTGGAGCAGGTGGAAAATCACAATCCCCTATTCGAGTAGGTGGTACAGGTGGCTCGGGTATTGTAATTTTAAGTGTGCCTACTGAAAATTATTCTGGAACAACAACAGGTTCCCCAACCGTAAGTGAAACTGGAGACTTTACAATTCTTCAATTTACAGGTTCAGGGAGCTACACACCATAATGGCATATTTTGCAAAATTAGATGAAAACAATATTGTAACACATGTTGTGTCTGTTAAAGATAATGAATGTGTAGATGCTAATGGAGTTGAAACAGATGAACAAGGTCAAAATTTTTTAAGGTTTATTCAAAAAGAACCCAATGCTATTTGGAAACAATGTTCTTATAATACTCGCAATGATGTACACACGAAAGGTGGAACAGCATTTAGAGGAAATTTTCCAACGGTTGGTTATAGTTATAATGAAGCATTAAATATTTTTGTATCATCTAAAGAATACCCTTCTTGGATACTGCACACTGAAGCTTCTACAGACTTATATAAAAAATACGATTGGAGAGCTCCAATTGATCCCCCAACTATTCACGTAAAAAATGACGTTATGTATCTTACAACATGGGATGAAAGTAATCAAAGATGGACTGCTTATTTAATTGATGACAATGAAATTCAATATGTTTGGAATGCGTCAACTTTAGCTTGGGATGTTTTATAATAAAGAATTGACTTTATAATAAAAATTTAATATATTTTCAATTAATGAAAGCGATAGAGCCAACCATAACTGGAATATTTCCTACACCTATATACATTACACAGTTAGGAAGAAAATTTTCTGATAAAGAAAATAAATTTATAGATAAAAATAAAAAAAATATTAACGTCAATGAAGGTAATGTAGCATCTAAAAATTCATATATTCTTAATAGTAAAGAACTTATAAATATTAAAAAAAAATTAAATAAAGTAATTAAAGATTATTTTGATAAAGTTATTAATACCACTAATAGTATAGAGCCCTATATAACTCAATCTTGGATAAACTATACTGAGAAAAACCAGTATCATCACAAACATTCACATGCAAACTCACTGGTGTCAGGCATACTTTATTTAAATGCAGATATAAAAACAGATAAAATTTTCTTTTTTAAACCAGGTTATGATTTATTTAAACCAGAAATAAAAAATTTTAACGTATGGAACTCAAGTACCTGGTTTTTTCCAGTGGACACAGGAAAAATTATTTTGTTTCCATCTTCTTTAATACACGAAGTGCAATATAAACAAGGGATAGATACTAGAGTTAGTTTATCGTTTAATGTATTTTTTAAAGGATCAATAGGTGTTGAAATAGAGTTAACAAAATTAATTTTATAAATATGTCTAAAAAAATAAATCGTAAATCACAAACAAAAATAGATTATTGGCACTGGCCAAAAAGTTTTAACAAAAAAAATTTAATAAAGTTAAACAAATTTATTGAATCAAATTTTGATATGTATGAAGATAAAGATAACGGTGCGGAAAATGTAAAAAAAACATCTTCAGTTAAAATAATATATTATAAAAAAATGAAAGACATCTTACATACAATTATTCAAACTTGTCGTCAGGTTGCCAATGAACAGTTTGGTTATGATTTAAATGAAATATATGACTTAGATGGTTGTCTTTTAAACATATATAAAAGTTCTGATTCTGCCGAATATCATTGGCACACAGACGGAGAAAATATTCTTCCTCACGTAGATGTTAAACTTACTGTGTTAATTAACGTATCTACTAAAAAATATGAAGGAGGAGATTTTTATATTTGCGCTGGTAAAGAAAAACATATTAAAGAATTAAATGAACCCGGTAATATATTAATGTTAAAATCTCATTTATTACACAAAGTAACCCCAGTAACTAAAGGTGAAAGAAGAACATTAACTATATTTTTAAAAGGACCTTCATTTAGATGAAAAAAATATATTTTATATCAGGTTTTCCAAGAGCAGGTAATACAGTATTAACTTCTATACTCAATCAAAACCCTAAAATTAAAGCTACTGCACATTCAATTTTACCAGATGTTATTAAACAGTTAGATGATATTAAAAAATTAAATATTTATAAAAATTTTCCAGATGAAAAATCTTTTGATAACTTAATTAAAAAAACATTTACTAATTATTACGATCAATGGGATGCTGATTATATTATTGAAAGAGGAGATTGGATAACTCCTTACAATTTAAAATTATTACAAAAGTATTTTAAAAACAATAAAATAAAAATTGTTATTTTAGTAAGGGATGTTTTAGATATGTTGGGCTCCATGTTAAATGTTTGTAGAAGAAACGCTGAGTTTTATATAAACCGACAATATGAGTTATTAGATAAAAGTAAAGTTATTTTTGAAAAGAAAGAAGAACTATCTGAAATTATAATGAGTCGAGATAGCTACATATACACTACACTATATTCAATTAATCATTTAATAAAAGAAGATACTTTTAAAGATTATATTTTTGTTGAATATAATGATTTAGTTTCTAAACCGGGTTCCACATTAAAAAATATATATAATTTTTTTGACATAAAACATTTTAAACATAACTTTAATAATATTAAAGAATTTGAAATCAATGGAGTTAAATATGAGGACTCAATATTAGGTGGTAAAATGCATACAGTTAAAACAGGTAAACTTGAAAGACAGGAGTATCAAGTAAAAGTTCCTCAAAGAGTTGTAGATAAATATTCAGGTTTAGAAGTGTGGAGAAAAATTAATAATGAAAAATAAATTAAAAGATTACGTTTTTAAAATAGATAATTTTTTAAATAAAAAAATATGTGAAAAAACAATATTAGAATTAAAAAAAATAAAATGGTTTGACCATCAATTTTACCAAGAAGGTGGGGTTAAAAAAAATAATTTAAATGATGGTGAACTAGACGTTAGTTGTGACTATGTGTCAACGAAATTAGAAATAATGAATAAACTGCATTCTGGTATATACAAATATATTAAACATGTAAATTTTGACTGGTTTAAAGGTTGGTCTGGTTATTCGGATATAAGGTTTAATAGATATTTTAAAAACAAACGCATGAAAAAACATTGTGATCATATACATACTTTGTTTGATGGTGAAATAAAAGGAATACCCACTTTAAGTATCATCGGTACTTTGAATGATAACTATACAGGTGGTGAATTAATTTTTTTTGATGATACTCATATTAAATTAAAAGCAGGGGAGCTTGTAATTTTTCCATCTAATTTTTTATATCCCCATAAAATTAAACCCGTAAAGCAAGGAACAAGATATTCGTATGTATCTTGGGTTTTTTAAAATGCCTAAAATAAAAATAGACACTAGCGTAGGAAGTATTATTTGGAAAATAGGTAAACAAAATATTTGGGGTTGTAAGTTAGTATCAAAAAAAAAACATTCTTATTTATTTAAAATTACTAAACATAAACAATTAAAAAATAAACTTTTAAAAAATATTAAAGACACACCCTTTACTAAAACATATCAAAATGTTTCACAAACAGATTGGGAAATTGATTCTTTTTTAAAAAGAAAATATTGGGATAAAAATATAATAGATATATTTGAAAGTTGCACAGATATTTTAAAAAAAGAAATGTATGGCACTTTAAGTAAAAAATTTAAAGCAATTGTAGACAACTATTGGTTTCATATATATAAAAAAAATTCTGATTACCAATGGCATACTCATGGTCGTAGTAACTTTTCAGCAATTTATTATATTAGTCTCCCAGAAAAAAAATATAAAACAAAGTTTTTAAATATGGATATACCTGTAAAAGAAGGGGATTTATTAATTTTCCCTAGTTTTTTAGCCCACTGTTCTCCTATAAATAAATCCAATAAAGAAAAAGTAGTACTTTCATTTAATTTCTCTATAATATAGTGTACTATTATGCTACAAAAATTAGGATTTGCTCCAGGGTTTAATAAACAAGTTACAGAAACAGGTGCCGAAGGGCAGTGGTTTGATGGTGATTTTGTTCGTTTTAGATATGGCAGCCCGGAAAAAATAGGTGGTTGGTCTCAATTAGGTGATGATAAACTAACAGGTGTTGCAAGAGCTATCCATCATTGGGACGATAATGCTGGTGTTAAATACGCCGCAATAGGTACTAGCAGTATTCTTTATGTTTTTTCTGGTGGTGTGTATTACGATATTCACCCTATTAGAAAAACTATAACTGGAGCTAATTTTACAAGTACGGCAAGCTCAACAACAGTTACAATAACGTGTGGTACTGCTCACGGTTTATTACCAAATGATATTGTGATGTTTGATACAGTTTCAGGACTAAGTGGTTCAACTTTTACTAATGCTACTTTTGAAGATGAAAAATTTATGGTAACAAGTGTTCCAACAGGTACAAATTTTACTATTACAATGGCGGCTCAGGAAACAGGGACACCGGTTACAAATGCAGGATCTACTTCCGTTCTATGTTATTATAATGTAGGTCCAGCTCAACAATTAGGTGGTTTTGGTTTTGGTACAGGTTTATTTGGTGGTACAGTTTTAGGCGCAGCAACTACAACATTAGCTTCTACTATTAATGATGCTGTAACTAGTATTCCTTTAACAGATTCTTCAGCATTTCCATCTTCAGGTACAATCCAGATAGGAACTGAATTTATTTCTTACACAAATAATAATACTACAACAAATATTTTAAGCGGTGGGGCTAGAGAGGTTAATGGAACTACAGCAGCCGCTCACTCTGCAGGAGTTACAATTACAAACATAACTTCATACGCAGGTTGGGGTAGTGCATCATCTACTGACTTTACTATTGATCCTGGTTTATGGATTCTTGATAACTATGGTACAAAACTTATTGCTCTTATATATAACGGTGCATGTTTTGAATGGGATGCTTCTCCTTCAAACGCAACATCAATTAGAGCAACTGTATTACCTAATGCACCAACAGCATCACGTCATGTATTGGTATCAACTCCTGATAGACACTTAGTATTCTTTGGAACTGAAACAACAGTTGGGGACTCTACTACTCAAGATGATATGTTTATAAGATTCTCGGATCAAGAAAATATTGATCAAACAGATTCATACACAGTAAGAGCTGAAAATACTGCAGGTACACAAAGACTAGCAGATGGTTCTAAAATTATGGGAGCTATTAAAGGTAGGGATGCAATTTATGTGTGGACCGATACTGCATTATTCTTGATGAAATTTGTAGGACAACCTTTTACTTTCTCCTTTGAACAGGTAGGAACTAACTGTGGATTGTTTGGTAAGAATGCATGTGTTGAAGTAGATGGGTCTTCTTATTGGATGTCAGAGAATGGTTTCTTTACTTACGATGGACAATTAAAATCTATGCCTTGTCTTGTTGAAGATTACGTTTATGATAGTATCAATGATACATCCCGTGATTTAATTAACTG